TCAGTACAAAGCCCTCTCTGTGTTCCCCTTAGGGTAAGTCTACAATTGAGGAGAAAAGACAAGGATAAGAAGATGATTATTCATCCTCATGTGATTCGCCCTGTGTATCTAAAAATAACTTTATATGTTTATTCACATATGTGGGTGCATAATCAGGTTTAAGAATCTGTGTCATAATATCATAAGGAATAAAATTTACTACTCCTAAAAGATTATCATTCTTACTCACTACATTCTTAAGTTTTTCAAGACAATCATTATAGGTCTCTCGACCATATAGATAACGATCTCGAAGAATAGTATCGGTATGAGCTCCAAATTGTTCAGTAAATGAGAGAGGTGATTCACTAGGTTTCTTAACCCAATGAAGTTTCTTGAAAGAGGAATCACTTTCAATAGGTGCAACCACTATCTTTAATTCTTCATGATAACGAAAAGATCTTTTTAGAAAAGATATTTCGTCAATAGGAATATAAGGACGAGATTTAGCATCTTTCTCTGCCATTGTATATTCAATATCTAATTTTGCAAACTCACTTTGACATGATGTATGTGTGTACCAGCTACAATGCTTCTTTACAGACATGGCATTGTCATCCCCATAAGTGGCAAGTCTTACATTTGATGCAAAAGATTCTTTAATCTTAGGCATTTGTGCATAATAAACATATCGCATCATAATTGAATTGCAAATACTATTGAGTTGCACTGTTATAAGATTCCCAGATGGATTACCATTTGCAAATCTATATAGATCTCCATCAATCAAGATATTTGGATGAATAATATCAGATAAAGCACCTTCGATTAAACGAATATCTTCATCTGAACATCCTGCTGATTTATACCATGAAATCATGATTTTAGCAGCTGCTGCCGTTATCTGAGCAGCCATGCGGGTATCAAATCCTGCAAAATCTCCTGCAATCATATTCTTCGTGCCATATTCGGTTAAATATTCATGGAATTCACTCCATTCACGAGATTGAGCATTAATACCTACCAAGCATTCTGTAGTACGCCAGTGTTTCCTCATTATTTGAGGAATACCCGCTAATACACGTCTAGAAGCAACAAAATTGGCAAAAGAACTACCATAAAATTTCCTAACTTTAGTGTTAGCTTTCTTAATAGGAAGAAGTTCATTAACCTTGCTATTAGCTTTATATATGGTTTCTGATCTTAATCCTTCACTCCAACATTTTAATGTCCGATCAACTTCGGATTGAATATCATATTGTTCATCAAATTCTCGAGGAACTTTAACTAACGATTCATCTAAAGGATCTTTCTTTAAACATTGTTTCTTAGATTTCATTATTGGGAAACCAGCGGAAGTACTATTAGGAATACCTCCTAAACCAAATTTACCGATCCCATCCATAGCCTCTTCTTGCGTATAAATACGCATGATATCTGGCAATTCAGGATCATCTTTCAATACTGAAAGAGTATGTTCTTCATAATCTTTAATTGCTTTTAAAAGAATATCACCTTCATAATGTTGAACTGGATTAGTTAACTTATTTAAAG